CTACGTGAACCACGACATTTTTTTGATATGGGTAAATTTTTCCAAAAAAAACTAGATATTAGAGGCATTAAAATGGCGAATAACAAAACCCCAAAACCCAAAAAGGCCACCAAAACCACGGCCACCCGCAAAACCAAAACGGGCAAATTTGAAAAAGTGGCCCCGTTGATTGTACAGGCGGTGGGCCGTGGATCAACGTACCGCATGGCATGCAATATTGCGGGGATCCACGAATCAACGTTTTACATGTGGATGAAAAAAGGCCAAACGGCACCGCATGGCAAATTTGTGGATTTCCGGCGGGATGTGTTGCAAGCTGAGGCGGCCAACGGCGATCGTATGTTGGCGTTGATTCAAGATCACGCCACTAAAGATTGGAAATGCGCCGCGTGGGTATTGGAACGCCGCCACGGATTCGTAAAGGATGGCCGGATCGAAACCGAACAGGCCGAACGGGTGGAAATGCCAACCGATACATATCAATTATTGCGCAAACAGGCGGCCGATTTAAACGATGCAATCAACCAAGCACAGGCGGCCCAATCGTGGCAAGCATACGCGGCGTTGCAACGGCAATTGTTGCATGTGGTTGCAAACATACGACAAATCGAGGCCGAACAAAATATGGGCGATGAATTCGAGGGGTTAACCGATCAACAGTTGATTACCGAGATCACAAATGCGATTATTACGTTACCACCCGTTTTACGGCAACAAATCGAACAAAATGTACAACAGTTGGCAAACGTTATACCAATCCAAGGGGGTAAAATATGAATATTATACAGGCGGCGGCGTTGGGCGCATTTGGTGGCGTAATGGGTACCGTTGCGGTTGTGTTGTGGATTAACAACCGGCAAACCGATGCGGATCCAAATGCCGGATTAACCGAACAAATAAACATGTTGCGATCTAGCCTGGATGCGCGCAACGATGTGGCCAAAAATTTAACGGCCACGGATATGTTAACCGTATCATGCGGTGCCGATTGGATGAACACCCACGGGCCGATGTTGTGCCGAGAAATGTTTTGCCGTTTGCAAACAAACGGTGCGGGCGCGGCGCAATCCGAGTGTGAAGAAATCGCCAACGTGGCAAACAGCGTTGCAATATTCGGTGTGTGCAATGCCGATAATGTTGATTATAATACGTGTGTGGATTTGGTATTACGGCGCAAATAATGGGTTATTGTGAGTGTTGCGGGTGCGATCCATGTGATTGCCACGGGGTAAATGATGAGAACGAAACGAATGGCCAATTTTGGCGAATGGGTGCGCCGGAATTTAACGGCCCACGGCAAATCGATGCAATGGTTGGCCGATCAATTGGGATCCAATCCAACCATGATATTAAAATGGCGTACCGGTACGGAACCGCGCGCCGTAAATTACATTATGACGTGCCAAGCATTGGCCAAATTGCGGGGCGATCCCGTTGCCATAGTATTGTGCGAGGGCGCCGCGCATTTGGGGGTGCCTGTTGAGTATTCGGGCAATAACTGGCAAGATCCGCAAAATTAAACGGCGTGCCGATGTAAACCCGTTGGCATATTTCCGGCCAACGCCGCCGCAACACGCATGGATGCGGGATGATTCCAAAATTAAATTGTTGTTGGGTGGCAATCAAGTGGGCAAAACAATGGCCGCGTGTGCCGAATTGATACACCGTTGTTTGGGCACGCATCCATACATACAAACCGACCCGCCACCAATACAAGCATTTTTGATTACACATAGCCACCAACAGAGCATTACGATCCAAGAAAAATTGTACAACATGTGCCCCAAAAACGAATTACATCCCGATTGCGAATTTGTACCGGGGCGTGGGTTCCGTGGCATCCATCCCGTAATACGATTTCGCAACGGTTCGTTGATTATGGTAAAAACCGCCAATCAGGGTTTGGGCCTAGCTTCATCCACAATATCATACGTGGCAATCGATGAACCCGTGGGCCAAGAGGTTTGGGGCGAATTGGCCGCCCGTGTTTTACGAGGCGGGGCCGGTGGCAAAACGGGTACAATCGGGATCACAATGACACCCGTGGGCCAAGATGTATCGTATTTAAAAAAATTGGTGGATGAGGGCACCGTAACATGCCACCATGCGCCGTTAACCGTTGAACAAACCACACCGATCGGGTTGGCCCCGTTGATTGCGCAATCAACCATTGATCGCATTGCCCAAACGTATTTGCCAATTGATCGGGCCGCCCGTTTAAATGGTGATTGGGCCGTGGGCGTACCTGAGGGCCGCGTATTCGATCAATTCGATGAAAATATGATATCAAGTTTACCCGCACCGCCGGGTGGCCAATATGAATTTGGGATCGGTGTTGATCACGGTTCCCAACCAAATGCACAGGTTGCCATATTGGCGGCGATCAACATGGCCGATCCAGAAAAACCGATCGTGTATGTGTTGGATGAATATACGAGCGGGGCCGCAACACCCGAGGCCCACGCACGGGCAATATTGGAGATGTGCCAACGTAACCAGATCGATCCCGCGGCGTGCCGTTGGACAGGCGATAACATCCATTACGGCGGATCGGGCGGGGCCGGTAAAATGAGTAACTCGCTATTGATGCGGGCATTTGAAAAAATACTACAATACCCACCCAACGGTTTACCGTGGCGTATTCGCACGGTGCGCAAACCCCGTTACAGTGTGTACCACGGGGCGGCGTTGATTCATTCAATACAAGCCCGCAAAAACTTTTTTATACACCCCCGTTGCCAACGTACTATAATGAGTTTGCAACGGTGGACAATGAAACGCAACCAATCATTACGATCGCGCGATGAATACGGGCATTGTATCGATGCGTTGCGGTATACATTGGTGCCAACCATCGATGTAAAATACAAACCACCCACCGCACAAATTCGCTTTTATTAGAGTACAGGATCCAACATGCAATACCCAATACCAGTTACACCATTTGCGCCCACATCCGAGTGCCAAAACCGATGGCAACACACGGCATTGCGCCGCCGCCTGATTATTGGCGCGTGGGAAGATGATCTAGAGGATGAATTAAGCCGCCATTTGCCCGCGGATCGGCGCGAATCATGGGGGCCGGCCGATCTCAGTTCTAACCCATTCGAACAAATCACCCGCCAATTATCCGTGTTGTACCATGAAACGCCCACCGTTTCGAACATGAACGGCAACATTGAGGCGTTGACATCGCGCGAAGGTTTAGTAACTAAAGCCGGTTTGTGGCCGTTGATGCAACGAACCCAACAAATGGTTATTGGGTTGCGCGAATCGTTTATACGCATCGATGTAAACCCACACACGGATGCGCAAACGGATTACCCCGGCATCCAATACCGATTGGTTACACCCGATTACGTGTATTGCGAATCCGATCCAGATCGGCCCGATGTGCCAACGTACTATCGCGAAATGCGTTTACGCCGGCATCCCGAAACGGGCAAATACAATTGGGTGGCCGATGTGTTGGATATTCGCGATCTGAATAACCCAATGTTTGGTATGTTCGAATTAAACAACGATGGTACATTGGGTGCCGATGTATCCCAAATCTATATGGGCCACCCAACCCACACCGGGGCAAACTATCCGTACCGAGATCAACAGGGCCGGCCATTTTTGCCCGTGGTATTGTACCATGCAGAAAAAACCGGGTTTCTATGGGATGCGTTTAACGCCTCGCAAATGGTGTACGGTTCGTTAACATCGGCCGTATTGTATTCGATGTGGGTACATTGCGTGCGCGATTGTGCATGGGCGCAAAAATACGTGGCCGGCCTCAGTGTTGCGGGCCTATCGCAAATGGATCAAAATGAGATAGCACGCCGATCCAGTATTGCCACGGATCCGAGTTCGATTTTGGTATTTACCCAAGATCCCGATGCACAGGGCCAACCGTTGGTGGGTAGTTTTACCAACCCAACCGATCCGGCCGCGTTGTTAGATTCCATCAGCAAATACGAAATGCGTGTGGGATTGGCCGCCGGGTTAAGCCCATCGGATATATCCCGCCAATCAGGCGATCCGCGATCGGGGTATGCGTTGGCCGTATCCAGATCGGGCCAACGGGATGCGCAAAAGAAGTTTGCGCCCGTATTTCGGATGGGTGATGAAGAATTATTACAAAAAACGGCAATGTTGGCCAACCGGTATTTGGGCACCAATTTACCCGAGGATGGTTACCGCGTTAGTTACCATTCGATGCCACTAACACCGGATGAAATGCGCGCACAACGTGAGGATATAACCGCCAAATTAACGGCCGGGTTGATATCCCCCGTAACCGCCGTAATGATGATGTTTGATGATATGGATGAAAAGGAGGCACGCGAATATTTGCGCCAAATCCGAATCGAACGGGCCGAATTTCAATAATTGCCAATAGGCATTATTTATATTACAATAACCAAAAATACAACGGGGTAACATTATGCGAACCAAAGAATTTGATGGAATCGAATACGTGGTAAAATCTGATATTGAGGCGGCGATCCAAGATCGGATCTCCAAATTAAGCGCGCGCGCCGTGCAAGCTGAAGAACAGGCGGCGGCGTTGCAAACAAAATTGGATGATACGGCGGGCCGTTTGGCATCGTTGGATACGTTGCAAGGCAAGATCAACGAATTAGAAACGCAATTAACCGATGCCAATACGCGATACGATCGCCACAATGCAATGGCACAAAACGGGTTTACCGATCCCGAATTGCGCGATGCCGTTGAATGGGCATACAACAAGGCAATGCAAGGTGCCGAAACGCAAACCCCGTTGGCCGATTGGTTGGCCGGTATAAAAGCCGATCCAAGCAACGCCCCGTTGGTGTTGCGCCCACACTTGCAAACGGAACCAACACCCGCACCGGCAACCGATGCGCCGGCCGCCCAGGTAAACCCCGATCCGCAAATTCAGGCGGCCCCGCAAACGGATGTTGCGCCGGCGTTGTTGCCACCAAAAACGAACACGGGCGCACAACCGGCACCAACCCAACATGGCGATTTGTTAAAACGGGGCGCATCAGATATCGAATTTTATCGGGCAAACCGTGATGCGATTCGCAAGGCGTGGCAAAACCGGTAACCACACAAACCAATACCGGCCCCAACCGGTAAAACATACGAGGCGATACAATGAGCGTTGATCTAACAGGCGTTAAACAGTTCCCGCACATACGGGCCGTTAGCGCAACCACCAACAATACCGAAATAGTTTTACCCCCGCGTACCAAGGTTGTAACCGTTGGCACAAAAACGGGTGATTGCGTATTTGCATACGAGGGTGTGGACAATGGCACACCATCCAATAACGCGGCGTTTGTTGCCAATTACGGATACGTTGCAACCAAGTATGGGCGCGGTAAAGATCGGCCCACATCGTTGTATGTTGCAATGGCCAATGGCACCGGCACGATAATTATCATATTAGAGGATGAGTAATCATGGCAAACGCGGTATTTTTTCAACGCCCACCGATGCAAACCGAGTTTGTAAACGTGGCAACGGTTACCATTGATCACAATTTGGGATATGTGCCCAACATAACGATCGTTATTGGTGGGTATACGGTGGCCGCAAACGTACAACACGTAACGTTAAACCGTTTGGTTATAACATTCCACAATTCAGTTACGGGCACCGTTTATTTGCGCTAATATAAACGCGTGGCAAACGGTGCCACGTTGCAACATAAACACCCCCCCACAGGATTTATAATCATGGAATTTTTTAGCCCACAAAACGTATTTAAAGGCCAAGTATCAATTGAGGGCGCGATCAGCGCTGATAACCATGCGGTTACCAAACAATATTTAGAGGCAAACGCCGTTGTTGGAATCGCAACCGATTCCGCAAATTATGCCGAATTGGTAACGGTAAATGGTGAAAAACAATTAAAGTTAAAACCACTCACAATTACCGATGTTGCCGTTGATACCACCGCCGCAAACATTGGCGCATGGATTACCGCCAATTACACAAATGGCGATGAGAAACAAGAGGGTGATATCATCATCCTAACGAATGTATCAGGCCGTGCGGAAACATGGATCCACAATGGCGGATCGGCCGGCGATGCAAACGATTTTACAGAAATCGAGGGCGTGGACGTTTCCGATGCTGAGATCCGCGCCGCCCTTAGTGCATCATCCGGTGTTAATTTCAACGCATCCACCGGCGAATTTACGGCCGATCAAGCTGAGATCCGCGGGTTTTTTGCGGCCGGTACTGGTTTGGCATACGATAATGCCAACGGTTCATTTTCACTTGATACGGATACGGATGGAATTTCCGAGGGATCCGTAAATCTATACCATACGGATGCAAGATCGCGCGCAAGTATTAGCGTAACCGGCGATGGCATTACATACAACAGCGGCACCGGTGTTATTTCGTTGGCCGTTGATACTGACGATGTAACCGAACAAGACGGCGCCGTAAACCTATGGTACACCGATGCACGCGCACGCGGCGCAATCAGTGTTACAGGATCGGGCCTTAGTTACACATCCGGTACCGGTGTGTTGGAATTGGTAGCCGATACAAGCATGATCACAGAAAGCGGCAACCTGTATTACACGGATGCCAGATCACGCGGTGCCGTATCGGTTGCAAGTGTTGCCGGGCCTGATGTACAATTGTTGCAATACAACAGTACAACCGGTGTATTTAGTGTTCAATTGAGCGATGTATTTGCCGAATTTGTGGCCGGCCAAGGCCTAGCATATTCCAATGGCGAATATTCATTGGATGCAAACACCGATGATATTGTTGAGGCCGTGGGCGCAACAAATCAATTCTTTACCCAGGCAAGATCACGCGGTGCAATTAGTGCCGATCCGGCCGCGGGTAACCTTGCACAATACGATAGTGCAACCGGTGAAATTTTGGTGGATATTGCCGATTTCCGTACCGAGTTTGCACCGCAATCGTTGACCGCAAACACCGCCGTAACGTTAAACCACGGGTTGGGCAAAAAGATCGTACACGTTAGCGCGTATGATTCAAGCGGCAATCTAATCCAATTGGATGTGCAATTGGTGGATGCGAACAATTGCAAGGTAACAAGCGTTGTTAACGTTTCAAATGCTGAGATCGTTGTATCGTTGTAATCTGATTTCCCTAAATTCTCTCAAAAAAAACAATTTGCCTCGGTTGTTTCCCCCATTCCACATGGGGGTTTTTTTGTGGTTGCAAACGGGGTTTTATTCGTTTATAATTTGTGTGGGTAGGGTCGCGCCCGCAACAGCTGTAAAACCCATTACACACACAAACACACATTACACACACACCATTGGGGTTTACCATGGCAAATATTACAAATCATTCATTGGTTGGCGATCTACGTTTGCAACAAATGATTAGCCAAGAATTGAAATTACTTATTACCGATGCGCGCAACCTGAGAAATACGCCATTTCTCGATTTTGTCGGATCTATCAACGGAATGGGATCGGATACAATCCGAGTACGTAAAGCCGGTTTAGATGGTTACGATTCATTTCAAGCATTTACAGGTAGTGCCGGATCATTTCAGGAAGATACCGCCGTATCTGAAACAAGCCTAACCGATGGCCATGCCGATATCGTTGTAAAGCGCCAAGCTTTGATGTACAAAATTACGGATCTTGCATCTATGACCGGAATGGGCCAAGATATCGATCCATTCAGAATTGCGGAATCAATTGCAAAATCATATGAGTTGTTGTTCGCTGAATTAACCGCATCCAGTGTTGCCGGTTTTACCGCATCGGTATCCAATGCGGGCGCGTTGACAATTGAAGATTTTATTCAGGCATTCCAAACGTTGGAATTGGCATCATCGGGTAAAGGTGCACCGGGGCCATACGTGGCGTTGTTGCATCCCGAACAATGGCAAGATCTCCAAAACGATATCCGTGGCGAACAAAACAACGCATTGGCGTTTGCACCCGCATCATTTGAGGCGTTGAGTGCTAAAGGGCCGGGATACAAAGGATCGTATTTGGGTGTTGACGTTTATACATCATCACACATTACAGAAAGTGCCGGATTGCACGTTGGGGCCATGTGGGCACCGGGTGCATTGGGATTTGCTACAGGTAAACCCGCAGCGTTGGCCGGCGCCGCTCAATCTATGGATATGGGCGACGTATTGATCGAAATGGAGCGAGATGCAACACGCGCGTTAACATCGATTGTTGGGCATTGTTACCTAGGTATGGGTATCGTTGATGCCGATCGCGGTGTTAAAATCAGTTCGATCAACGATTAATATTTTGTTGTTCTAACATTGGTTAGATTGGTTGTTTGATGTACGGGGTTACGGCCCCGTGCATTTTTCAACCCACAACACACAAACAACCACACAAACACATTGAGGCAAAACACAATGAATTACACAACACAGGCCCAACCGTGGGCACCCCAAAACCCACACAACGCACAATTGGTATTACCGACCCGCGCAAACCACCCAATGTTTGCGAAATGGTGGCCGGCCAATTGGATTTGGCAAGAATTCCAAATTACTGAAATTATCCCAAACAAAAAAGGGGATAAAGATAAAGAGATCCAAACAACCGTGGGCGTGTTTGTGCCAAATATTGAGTTCGAACAGATCCGCCCAGGCGTTAACGGTGTGCGCCAAATCCGAGGCGAATTGGGGGATGTATCCAACCGCATCGGGCAATTGCAACGTGAGGGGTGGATCTATCTAGATCCAAAACGGCACGATTATGTGCGCATGTATGATGCACGCGGCGGCAAATATTACACCGATCGTTTTACCGATGTACGCGTATTGGCAAACCGAGTAATTAAAACATTCGATCGCAATGCGTTTAACCAATGGGCGTTGCAATTGTTGGTTGCGGGTGAATTGGGCGCGGTTGAGCCGGAATTTTGGAAGCTGTTTGTAACTGATTTCAGAAAACGCCCCGATCGATTGATCCGCCAACAACACATACCCGAAATTGCCGATAAATTGCACGCGTTGCAATCGCAAATTAATGCAATGGATGCATTTATCGAATCATACGCCCAACACGGGTTAAACGTTTATAACCGGATATTGACGCCATGAGTACAACACCATTTGCCCCGCAAATCAAAATACCCGAATTGTTAGAAAAGGGTAAAGCGCAAACAAGCGAATTACCGATTTATCGCGATGGGCAATTGGTGGCCCCAACCGAGGTACGTTACACGTTGTACGATCCAACCAATAAAAAATTGGTTGATAATGCCGTGGCAACGTACCCCGGCAACATCCCACAATACACACATGCCACCGGATTGTTAAACGATTCACAATTGGGCGAGGGATATTTACAGGAATGGGCGGTAACCATTGGTGGCCGGGTGTACACATTTCGACGCATGGCGGCCGTTGTATTGCGCCGTTTGTATCCCGTGGTATCCGATGCCGATTTAACGGCCACGTATTCACAATTGGCCGATTTGCGCCCATCATCGTTAACCAGTTACCAAACGTACATCGATGAGGCGTGGTACACGTTAATGCAACGGTTGCGTACCGAGGGTGGCGGCCTCGAATATTTGGTAATGAGTGCCGAGGCATTTAGGGGTGCCCATCAAAATTTGGCATTGTACTATGTATTTCGTGATTTCCATAGTTCATTGGGCCAATCGAACGGGCGGTATTTGGATTTGGCAAACGAACATTACCGGCAATACAATAACGAATGGAAACAAATAAATTTCGTGTACGACCACAACCACACCGGATCGGCCGATAATCCAGATCAACGCCAAAACAAACAACCGGTTATTTATCTGAGTAATCCAGGGCGTATG